CCATGTCCACAGCTTTGCTCTCCATAAATTGAATAACCGAGTCAAATGCATCCTCCATACTATTAGTTTCTACAAGTAATACACGACTGTTATCTACTCCGCAAAGTTCTGCGTACTTAGAATCAAAGTCTTCTGCAGCAATCCATACCGCAGTAAAATCTGGATTAAGTTGTTGATTAGCAGCAATTGTTCTTAAAGCAATTGCAGTCTTTCCGTGGGAAGCTTCTCCAACTAACTCAACCCAACGATTCATAGGCCACCCACCACCTAGTACAACATCTAGTGTAAGAGAACCAGAGGTAATGCGTTGAGAAAGACGTGCTTCGCCAGCTAAAATAACTGTGTTTGCACCTAGCTTCTTATTAATACCGGCTGCAATTTTTAAAGCTTCTGCACTTAGTGACATTATCCAAGCCTATCTACGATTACGGTTGGGTTAAATCCTCCGTCTTGTGACGGTTGTTTAGCTGCAATTGGTGTGCCACCTTGTCCGGTGCCACCTACGCCTGTCCCAGCTTGAACAATTGGATACCCGCAATCATAGCAACGTTTACGTTGAGTGCCAACGGGGGCCATGTAATTGCCAGACATACATCCTGGACAACGCTCTTGGTCTCTAGCACTTTGAGCACGGGTAACTAATTGATCTTGGTTAGGGTCGTACGAAACTTGAACGTTAGGAGTTTGCTGAGGAGCGCGGTACACATTACCGGGCGGTAGTTGCGTAGGTGGCGTAGCCGATGCAGGCGCCGCAGTACCTAATTTATTTGCCCACCAATTATTACTCATTGTTCATACCTACTTTCGACTCGATTAGCCCAATATTTTTTAAAGTTGAAACACAAGAAACAGAAGAAGCTAAGGCAACCATCTTAAATAGATCGCTTAAAACATTTAGTCCGTCTACAGGTAATTCTTCAGGAAGTTCATTATCTAAAGTATATGCAGCAGTTGCAATCTTAGCCAAGATTTCAGAATGAGCGTCAATGAATGGCAATAGACCAGCAATGTTTCCCAGCCTAAGTTCATGAGCTTCTTCTTCCATATCAGCTACTTCATCCGAAATTGGAGGTAAACCCATCATCTCTGCAATACCCTCTGTTGGAGTAAGCATTGTGTCGTAAACAATTTGACGCATAAGAACACTAAGGGGGACTTGAGTAACGCTAACAACTTTTTTCTTACGTTTCCAAAACCTCATTTAGCCTCTCCCCATCGTTTAACAATTGTAATGTCTGCCAACATAGGTACGTTTAGTGCCTTGATGTCTTCCATAGCTAAACGAATTTGTTCAGCAGTTTCTTCAGCAAGCTCAGTAGGCGTAACCGTAACTAATTCATCGTGAACCGTTAAAATTAAAGAAGCCTCGTCTGGGATCATCTTGTTAGCCCTAATCATAGCAAGCTTAATAAGGTCTGCTGCCGACCCCTGAATAACCGTATTAAAGGCCTGTCGCTCTGCTCTAGAACGTTTCCAGACCTCATTAGACCTTAGGTCGGGTAGGTAGCGACGCCTCTTTAGAAGGGTGCTAGCAAAGGGAATAGGCGCCTGCCTACGGCTTTCACCAATTACCTGTTTCTTGTACTTAGCAACTGATGGAAACTTACGAATAAACTCGTCTAGTAACTCTCTAGCCTCTGCTAAGGAACACCCAATTGATTCAGAAATCTTGTCTGGACCTACACCATATGCAAGGGAAAGTACAAGTACTTTTCCGGCCTTACGATCTACGCCCATAGTGTTACCAATAGTTGTATAAATATCCTCACCATTTAAGTAAGCACCGCACATAATTCGATCTTGGCTAAAGGAAGCAATAACTCTAGGCTCAATCTGACTATAGTCTGCAACCACTAAAGAGTGACCTTCCGGAGCTACAAAAAGATTACGAATAGCTTTTCCATTAGTTGTGTGTGGGGCGGGAACATTCTGCAAATTAGGGTTACGACTAGAGAATCTCCCGGTCTCTGCTCCGTACTGAACAAAGTCGGTGTGGATGCGTCCCTTAAACATAATACTTTTCTTTGCCGTTACCTTGGACTTACCAAGGAGAGTTCTAGTTATATCCCCACCTAAATAAGGAATCACATAAGTAGTCAAAAGCTTATTAAGGTCAGAGTATTCAATAAGAGCATCTACCAACATATCTTTTCCTGCGTAAGCCTGTAAAGCTGGCTCTGCTACTGAGTAATCAGATACAGAGGGTGCCTGTCCTTCGTCGGCACGCTTTTGTCCAGCGGGAGTAAGAACCTTAGGGCGTAAGCCACGACCACCCTCTTTCTTTGGAGAGTAAAGCAATCTTTGCTTCTCTGGAACAGAGTTAATGTTAAACGCTTTACCAGAAAGACGATAGATAGTTGCCTTGCAAGTCTCTAGTTGAACATCAAGGTTAGCTTTAAGTTTCTCTAACTCTTTAACATCAATGTCTGCGCCACGAAGCTCCATACGACAGATAACTTCCAACACATCCATCTCAAGATTAAAGATCCCTCGGAGACCGTCAGTGTCTAAGTTTGTGGAATAGCGCTGGTACAGTTTCCAAGTCCACTCAGCATCTAAAGCAGCGTAAGTAGCAACCTCGTCAAAGCTGTGTGTCTCTACTGCTTTACCTACGCCCTTAACCATCTCATACCCAAACTCGCGCTTTAGACAATCATCGAGACCTAAGTCATTGCGGTTTTGATTGTTTAATATAAAAGCGGCATTTAAAGTACAGAAGTATTTTGGTAAAGGTAGTTTCCCAATGTATTTAGTAACGCTTTGTAAATCAAATTTAAGGTTGTGACCAATCTTTACTTGATCACTATGGAGCAAAGTCTTTAGAGATTTAAATACTTCTCCCGCAGTTAGTTGTTCTGGAGCTGGTCCAAAGACACGCGTAGCTTTACGTTCATCTTTACTGTAGTCAGAGTCGCGTAACTCCATACCTTTAGAGACGCGGACAACTGAAGAAGGAAGCAAAGGATAATCAGTTCTAATGTACTCACCGTTAGGATGGTCCATAGGTATTACATCTACTCGACCATGAGTTGCTAAAGCAATCCAAGTAACAGTGTTTTGACGTGGATCTCCGCGATGGTTTCCAACGGTTTCTACGTCAAAGCAAAACGCATCTACTTTGCTGTAGGCGTCAACAAGTTCATCAAGTTGTTTTTGGGTAGTAACAATATTCATAGCGCTCCTTGATTGAGTGGGCTGGGGGCTCATTAGAGAAAGGAGACAAGAGACTGAGCCCCCAGCACGATTATTTGAGGTTAGTTACCTGATGCAATTTCACGAGCAATTTCAGCAAGTTCAGCTTTGGTAGATGTGTGTAACGCATCTGGTCCAAGTGGCTTCATTGTTTTGATTAGCTCTGAGGCTGCAACAGGGTCAATACCCCAATCCTCAGCAAGGTCACGCTCTTTTACTGGTGTAACTGAGTATGATGTTTTTGTACCGGTGCCAGACTTACTGACTGCCCAGTAGATGTCGGGACGATTAAGTGGGCCAGTTTTCTTGTCAGAATCAAGCTTCTCAAGTTGTCCGCATAGACGAACCCCAACAACCATTAATTGAAGTTGTGGATCTTCGTCAGAAAGGTTAAGGACAGTAAACGCAAACTTTTGGTCTGGCTTACTACCTACAGCAACTAGCGGGTCACCCTCGCCAATGCTGATAAATGATTTCTTACCAGGACGGTTTACCCAGTGCTGCATAAAGGACATTGGCTCATTACCAATGAACTTAATTAGTTGGACATCTTCGTCAAATCGGAAATCAGTTGCGAAGGTTTTGTTGGACTTTGCTACAGCTTTTTTTGCTGCTGCCCAACCTGTTTGAATTACTGAAGAACGTTCTGGAATTTCTGTTTCGTCTTCAGCCTGGAAGATCTCTTCGAGAACTTCAGTTGTTGGTGTATCGACTACATAAGAGTCGACGTTAGGTGTTTCGGTTGTTTCAATACGGATACCCATTTGGGTATCTCCTCTCGGTCAATGGATCATTGGTTGATGGTCATATTAAGTTGTTTCTTGCGTGTGAATCTTAGTCCATTTCTCCATCAATTCAATTGATAGATCGTGATGTCGATTCCAATCAACCCGAGGTGCTTCAAGAAGTCCTCTAGATTGAAAGCTTTCGATAGTTGCTTCGACAATTGCTTTACTGTACATCCGCCATCCGGGCTTCTTTACACCTTTAACAATCATTGACTTCAAGCGATAGGGTGCACGTGGTATATAACCTTTTCGTTCCCAAAGCCTCAAAGTAACTAACGGTCTGCCTAATGCAATAGCCATAGCTCCTGCACTAAACAATTCTATCACCTTACCGTTTGGTAATGCTTTGACTTGAGGGTCAACATTCCAAGCGTTTGGTGTAGAAACTTTACGGGGTTTTACATTTGGATCTGGTTTACGACGTTTGCGTTTTGAACCAGGATAGTAATCATCCAAGTCTTTAAACAGTTTGTCAAATTCGTCGTTCATATCTACCCTAAGATTTAGAAGGAATAAAAGCCCAGATAATTTTCTTAGGGAACATTGAGTCAACGTCCTCTTCAGTTAACAGCCCCTCATAAAGACAGGCCATAACTTGATCTTCGTTTAATACTGGTTCCCAAGTATAGCAACGTTCTGCTAACCCTTTTGCGCCAAGAATACGAGTAGCCTCGGCTGGGTCTAAAGATTGAGATACTTTACGTTGACGCTGTAAAGAACGATAACCGTCTACTTCTTGCTCTAACGGATACCAGAGGTTTCCCTTATCGTCTGCCTCTCCTTCTTCATCTACAAGATTAGAAAGAAAAGTTTTAAGTTGAGTTTGTTCTTTAGTAAGATCGTCAACTTGACGCTTAATAGTAATAAATTGTTGAACTTTGCTTAATACAGAACTTACCGGTGGTTTATCCGGTGGAATAATGTTTGGCATGTGGTGCCTCCTTTAGAAGCATCCTATATCACGCCACTGACAAAGCGCAAGCTACTTCTGGCTGTCCCACAGTTCTTGGTCTGGATACCCTGGTGTACGTTGTGAAGGGTTTATGTACAGCTTTAAAGCCTCTACGATCACGTCTGTGACTGTGCGGCCCTCAATAGCGGCTTTCTCTTTTACAGCGCCCCAAAGGTCGCTAGATACACGGATAGTGCGTGTAGGTGTCTTAGGTGCGTTAGGCATTGAATAAGTCTAAACCGTAATGTTCTGTAGGAAAGCCCTAAGTGAGCCTGCAGTTAAAGCAACCCCGCCTTTATCGTCAATCCCCTCACCGTCTACTACGGCGTTTGCAATAGCAATTTTCTGTTGCAACATGGTGTGTTGACGCTCTTCAATAGATCCTTCCATTAAAAAGTCTTGAATAACTATCGACGTCCAAGTAGAGGACGCCCTACGAATTCGACCATTCCTCTGTACAGCCAACCCAGCATTCCAAGGTAAGTCATAATTGATAAGGAGATTAGCTTGAGGCAAATCCACACCATAACCACCGGCATCAGAACTAACAAGTATGCGAATACCGGGATCAGTTTGAAAACTAACTTTAGATTCTTCTTTAGCCTTAGCATTCATTTCTCCTGTGTAAGGGGTGCTGCCCCAGCTTGAGAGTAAAGTGTCTCTGATGATATCTACCATGTGAACATAGCTAGTAAAGATAACTATCTTGTTACCCTCGTACTCACCTAAAAAGTTATCCACGTACTCTTTTAAAGCAGATAGCTTTGGAGATTTAGTAACTTTATCTAAACGTCCGGTTTCTTTTAAGTCTGCTGCATACCCGGATGACTTTGATGAGAACTCCAGCAACTGGGGATGGTCGCAAAGCATGCGTAAAGCAGTTAGCTTAGACATAATCTTTCCACGCAAAGCGTCAGCACCTTCCCAGGAGTTTGCCTGTCCGTAGTGAGTAAATATGTCAAAGTTTGTTCCGTAAGACTCAACAGCTTCATCTAAGTCAGTAAGTATCTCGTTAGCAATACTTTTGTAAAGCTTAGAACTTACAGAATCAAATTGAATTAAAATTGGCTCAGCAAATATAGTCTCAGGCAAGTAGGGGGCAACATCTGGATCTGACTGACGTTTGCGAACACAAGCCTTAGATAGGGTGGTGTTTAAAAGAGGTAAGTTGCGGTAACGGTCTACACCCCCAAAACGATTGCGAACAATAAAGGTTTGGTCAAACAAATCAAACCGACCTAAAAGACTATTGTCTACAAACTGCATAATTGAGTAGAGCTCTTCTGGTTTTCCGTTTTCTACAGGTGTACCAGTAAGAGCAAACTTATAATCGCTTTTTAACTTCTTTACATACTTGGAGCGTTTGGATCTAAAACTTTTAATTGCGGTTGCTTCGTCGCAGATAATGAATCCTGTAGGGAGCTGTCGTACATACTCCCAGTCGTTAACAACTTGCTCGTAGTTAATAATGACGTAATCAACGAGTGTATGCCCCCAGTCGAAGGCTTGCTGGTATTGTTCGATACGCTGTTTCGGCGTTCCATCAATAACCAAAGCTGTTGAAGACTCATCTGTAAACTTCCTAATCTGATCTGCCCATTGGTATTTGAGGCTAGACAAACAGATAACTATACCTGGCTCCATTATCTTCTGTTCGTCCATAAGACGTTCAATAGCTGCAATCGTAAGCACTGTTTTACCAAGGCCAAGGTCATAAGCAACAAGCATCTTGCCTCGTTCGCACATAGCATCTACAGCTTCCGGTTGATATGGAAGCAGGGTGCCGGTAAACGTCATTAATTCCCCCGAATGATTGCCATTACTTCTACAAGTATAGCAGTAGCTGACTTAGGAGAACCTCCCCGATAATACTCGTTTACGTGAGAAATCTCTTTAATAATCTTAAGTCTTAAAGCAGCCTCAGTCTCCGTAGATTGCTTGTTCACCAAATACGAAGTGTTTAGCTTTTTCAATGCCGTACTCGATTTGTTCACGAGACATGTCTCCTATATCTTTTATACCGGTACCGGTATAATTAAAAAACCAACATTCCATGCCTGCTTCTTTACACTTAGCAAACATTTCTTTAGATGCTTTTTCTCCTGCTGCATCAATTCTAGGGTTATCAAAAGCAAATATCAACTTCTCAGCTTTCCTAAACAAATCAAACTGCGCCTGGCTTACAGAAGCGCCGTAGGTTGCTAGCCCACCTACTTGAAGTTTAGAAGAACTGATCTTAACCACATCTAAAGGAGACTCAACTACAAGTACCGAAGTATTAATTAAAGCGTCGATGCCAAAGAGGGTTAGTGACTTCTGAATTCCCGCGGGCCTGTTACGAAAAGTTCTATTTGTCTGTCCCTTTTCCTGCCACCCCATAAGCTTTGAATTCTCAGCATTCCTAATTGGAATGATCCAAGATTCTTGTTTAGTGTCCCACTTAAGTCCGTGATTCCAAGCTGCAGCTTGAGTAAGTTGACGTGCCTGTAATGCCCAATCAGGTACCTCATCAAATACTGCAAGGCGTGCGTCACTCATCTCAATTGGACGGGGAGCAGGACCAACGTAGGCATTGCGCAGCTCTTCAAGTTGTTTAGCAAGTTCTTCAAAATCAACTTCGATCTCTTGCTGTAGCCATGCTTTTGCAGCCTCATAGTCAGGGCGATCAAACTTAGTTTTAAGTTCAAGCACGTCTGCTATGAGACCAAGCAAAATACCTTTGTATCCACAGGAGAAGCAGTGGTGGACACCGGTCTCAGTATTGATTGACCAAGATGGATTGTTATCTTGACGACCAACTCGTTCTAAGTGCATCGGGCACAGACCTGTGATCTCCCTGTTACGTTGAGACCCATCTACACCCAGACGTAGGAGTACCTTCTCAATATCCCCGTCGCGGTACATCTAAGAAAAATCTCCAATTACACGGTACATAATTTCTGTATACGTGGCTGCGTTTGCAGCAAGATCCTCTGGATGATGAAGCTCTCCAGACTCGTCTTCTTCTGACCAGTTAGATTTCATATAGTTACGCAAGCCCTCTGAAAGACGGTCTACAAATTGATCTACAGTCATGTAGCCGCGTTCCATAAGCTGCTCATCTGTAGGCATCTCATATTTATTTTTTTTACCCATTTCGAGTCTCCCTGTAATCAATTGGTGTTGGTGCTGTAGCAAGTGCGCCACATAAAACGCACTCCATATCTAACATGTACAAAGAGATTTCTCCCTCTTCAAACATTGCTTGAACCTTCCATAAGAAAGAGCCACAAATACAAACTTCTATAGGAGCATCTTTATCTCTTAAATCTAAACTCATAGTAATGCTCGTTTCCGTCGTCTTAGGTTCTTCCGGTCTTGAGGAGTTGTGCCGCCCCAAACACCATCTAAACTACTGTCCGACATAGCATACTCTAAGCAAGCAGTGGTCAGCGGACAGCTTTGGCATACAGCTTTTGCTTTGTTCACGCTCAGACGGTGGTTGTAGTCCTCAGGAAAGAACAACTCTGGATCCTCTGACTTACATAATTGAGAGCCATTAAATGGTGCTGATCCCAAATAAAGATCCATACTCTTCAAACTTCCCTTCTTCCCAGTCCCATAAGAGATCACTTGATGCCGGTCCACAGTTACGACTTGCAACGATACGTAGTTCACGGGAAGTATCGTCTTCTTCATCTTGCTTTTGTAATCCAAGAATTACATCAGAGTCTTGATAGAAAGATGATGAGTAACCAATTGCATCTGCTGATACTTGGCGCTTCTTCATCTTCCATAACAAAACCTGAGTTGAAATAACAATAGGAATTTTCTTAGACATAGCAAGTTGCTTAAGACCACGAGTTATATTTGTAAGAGCTTGAGGACTGTTCTGCTCCCCAGTAATCTCATCTACCATCAAATACACGCCGTCCACAAACACAATGTCTGGACGAAGCTTGTCAATCTTTGCAGCAAGCCCGGTAACAGTCATTGCAGATACTGCATCTGTTAAATAAAACTTATGCATGCCTTCCATATCTTCAAGAACCTTTTGATACCGAGCTTCTTCTTCTTTAGTCAGGGCCCCGCGAATCAGCCGGGAGTGAGCAATGTGAGAACGCATTGCATCGTGTCGATGTTGCTGCTCAATGTTGTTCATCTCAAAAGATTGGAACAAAGGAACGAAGCCATCGTTGTGCACGTTGACTGCGACCTGCAAAGCAAGAACTGACTTACCTGTTTTAGGTGGAGCAATAATTGTAATTAACTGACCAGGTTGCAAACCAGCGGTTGCTTGATCAATAGTTCTAAAGCCGGTAGCAATACCTAACAAACCGTTTGGACGAGTCTTTACATTTAGATACTCATCAAAGCGTTGAATAGCATTAAGAGTTAAATCAATATCTGTTGTCTCACGAGAGCCTTCATCAAGAAGCTTTGCTACTCCCTGATTTAATACTGCAATAGCAGTGTTGTGATCTCCCGAAGCAATTGCTTCTGACGCATCTTGTACAACCGTAATTGTGCTTTGACGTTTACGGTATTCAATAAGCTGATCTAATAAATAATCAATGTTGTCTTCTACTGCTAACAAACGATATGTAGGAAAGTTATCTAGAACAGTAACGCCAGTAGGAACTTCTTGATACTTAGTCCAGTGTTGACGGATAAAACGCCACACTGCTTTGTTCTCATCTACAAAGAACCAGTCGTCGTTAACACCGGCCTCTAGAAGAATAGAAATATCTCGAGTTCGTACAGCGCGGGAGAGGAGCCGTACTTCGTTATCTGCTGCCACTACAATCTCCCAATCTCTAAATACTTACTGCCGTACCTTAGACCCCTAGAGGGTATATCCACAACCCCTTTGAGTTCTGGACGATAGGGAAGTTCTCCCACTAAATCTGCTACTGAGTTATATCTGTTTACGTAATTAAACGGGTTAGTGCCGAGATTGTTTAAGTCCTCAAAGACTTCTTCCATTTCTTTCTTTGAATAACCAAAGCCAACTAACTCTAATGTGTATCCGTACTTTTCGCCAAAACGCCAGAACAAAGAAAGAGACTGACGGTTGTAACTGCTCTCTTCTCCAAAGACAGGTATCCCTAGAACTTTCTTGAGAGTAGGGGCCCGGTCAAGAATGCAATCTAAAGTTACTACTACTCGGAGAGGAACCTCGTTTGAGATATCCCCACCCTTCATCAAACTACTTCGATTTTTCCGTAGTTGATTAACAGGTTTCTAAAAGCCTCTGGTGATTGAACAGCCAGGTTAGCTTCTAGGACTGGAGCTTTTGTAGAAATGTGTGTTGGGTAAACGCCGTTGTTGTCTGACATCCGCTCACGGACAAAACGCGTGTGCTTGCAAGAACTTCTGTTCTTGAACCCCGAGCAGTTGCAACGAACCTTTAGAGAGTTAGCCTCAATCTCAACTTCGTGCACGCCAGTGTCCGATAAAAACAACTGCGACACTTGCCAACTCTTCACTGAAAACCTCATCATCTTCTTAGATCCTTCCCCGAGTTTACATCAATTGCTATGAAAGCTTCATAGGCAAAGCTAGCCATTGGTGCGCCGTATTGCTCTTCCCACCTAGTAAGAGGTGTATTACTTGTAACAATTGTGGGAAGTCCCGAATTAAAGCGGGAACGAAGCAGTTCGTCAAACGTGTCTTCTGCCCAACGAGATGAAGCCTTGTGTTCTTTTCCTAAATCGTCTAGAACAAATGTTCGAATGACATTTTCCTTGGGACCGTCTCCATAAATCCCATTGATCATAGTTTCAGTGGCATCGTCAAACTCATCCCACTGAGATTTCTGAATCCGAAGAAACCGTGGATAGTCCATAAACATGGCTGGTCGTCTCAAAGTCAAATCTGGGGAGCCCCAAGTCTCCGCTGACATACCCCTCATAAGCTCCTGGAGGGCCACAGAGGCGAGAGTAGTCTTGCCGTGACCAGGTTTACCTAGGAGCAGTAGACCCTTGCCGCAATTAGGGCTTCCAGCCGCTTGGACAACCTTGCCTGCCTTGACAGATTTAATCCAAGACTGGATCTTGTCAAAAGAAGAATTAGGTGTTAAATCGGAAAACTCCATCCCAATGGTTTTCATCGGAAGATTGGCTGCTCTGATTTGGGCACGGACACTTGGAGTTACATCTTCGAGTTTATACATTAGCTCTCCAATAGTTTCAGCATCTTTTCCTGATGCGCTAGCATATCTTCGTCTAAACCAATCGGTTCGTCAACTCGACTTACCATTCCGTGGATCATTCCGTAATACTTCATAAATCTTTGATACATAGGAAGTCCAAAACCAGGGTCTGAAATAACTCTTGTATCACCAAAGAACATACGCATGCCCTTGAGAATGTGAATACGTTCAACACCCTCACCAACTCGTTTGTTAATCCAAGTAGCAAGCTGTTTTCCAGAAATTTGATTTACTGCGCCACTACCGCCACAGGTAGCAATGTACAAATCGTAGAACTCTGCAACAAGATCTCCAGTAGCCCAGTCTTCTTCTGGGACATTGATCCTATTACGGGCTTCTACTTCAACCTTAGTCTTTTTACGTCGAGCTCCCCCGACCTTCAAGGTATTTACTTTCCCAATAGCACCTGAGTCATCCTCGGTGTCCAAAACCTTCTTCTTAGATTTTGGGGGTGTGCTGTCTTCAAACATGTCCCAACCCATTTCGATTCCTTTCTCGGTTTGAGGCGCAGCCTCTATAGATACAGTTACGTTAGTAACTGTATCTATACTCTTAACTCTAGTAGACATATCACTAGTATTAGTATTAGTGACTATACCTCTGTCCATGTATAGAACGCCTGATAATCCGTCGTCGGTGAATTTCAAGTTTGTACGCCATTGTCCAGAGTTATCTTGATGCCTTACGGCTTTTATATATCGATGCAGCTTTAATTCTGCCATAGCATTTCTAATTGCGTCCCGGCCTTCTGGAACAGATGCGGACATTTCTTCCGCGGATAGCACACGTCCAACTTCAACGTAATAGGCAAATAAACCTCTAGCACGTAGCGAAAGGTTTGGGTCTGAATATGGTGACTTCATAGTCTCCTCCTTGTCGGAGCAGACTCTATAGCGGAGGTACCCTTCTTGGCAAGCCGCGTTGAATTCTCTCTGGAGTCCCTGTTACAAGGTTTTCAACAATTACAGAAGAAGTTAGCCCCACAAAAGCTGAAGCTAGGACGTAGAAGATAAGATTCCAACCTATAGGCATAAGAACTAAACAAGACACTGTGCTCATAGAGAGGGCGAGTAAGCCTCTCCATTTGCCTAGGGATATTAATAGTTCTTCTATGGCCGTTAATAGACAGGCTGTTGCCCAAGCTGCTACAAGTAGTTCTGTCATAGCCAGAAACCTAGCGCCTAAACAAAACCTTGTCAAGGTGGAAGACTCGACCAGTTCCAGAAACAGAAGGGGTGCAGGTTACTTGAATTTTTGCAAAACCAATGCTGGTGTTAGCAAAGCTGGCTCGTCCAATTATTGTTGTAGATGCGGTATTAGCAAATGTTTGTCCATATGAGAAGGTGTTAGGGGTTATGGCAGTAATAACAACGCTTCCATTAATAGCGTTATAGGCTGAATCTCCAATACCTACGTATACTTCTTCACCCACTGAAAATCCGTGATTTCCTTGAGTAGTTATAGTAACCACGTTAGACGCTACAGATACGTTAATTAAGTTAACTGTTTTAGCTCCAGGAGCAACTATGTTTAAGTATGCCCAACGATCTCCGCGGTTTAGTACTACGGTGTCTGTTTTTTCTCGTAAGAAGTTATAAGCTAGGTCGTACCACTTAAGCGTTAGTACGTAAGTTCCATATGCGTCTTCGTTTTCTGGACGGATAGCTACTGAGCTGTAGTAACCCTTTCCAGGTATTACTGAAATAAACTCTGTAATTGCTCCAAAGGTCCCTGAACCAGAGGCTTTTACTTTTGCGTAAGCAGCCCCTTGAACAAGAGTTTCATCAAATATACTTCCTCTAGCAGCCGTTCTAACAAGAGTTGCTGAAACTCCAGACCATCCATAAGTACTATTTTCAAATGATCCTGAAGGAGCAAGGTTATCTTCTACATCTGGAAAACCAATTAATGATGAGAATGGTTGAACAGACCAAGTAGACCCGGAAGGCATAAAACTATTTAACGTTGAGGTTAATCGCGCTCTTTTTTGTAAATAACGATTTGCGTAATAACTTTTACCGCTGCTAACCATAAGACTATTGGCAACAGACACTGTTTCTGCTGCATCTGATGGGTTTGTAAACACAGATGTTTGAGCATTTGCTGGGTCAACATACGGGGTAGACAATCTTCCATATTCTGCTTGAATACCATCTAAGAAAAATACTTTAGTTCCTGATCCCGCATCAGACAGGGCAACAGTAATAGTAAACTGAGTTTCTGCCGCTACTGCAACTCTCTGGGTCTCAATACGCATCCAAACGTTTGGGACAGTAATTCTAAAGTTACCGGACGTTTGCCCATTTGTGCTAATTGAGTACATCCCTACTGGTCCTTTTATGTAAGTAGAGATTACTAAGTCTTCTCCACCTAATGCTGCCCCCATAGGTAGTTTTACCACCGTAGAAGCAGATCCACCCCCAGAAGCAGAAAGACTTAAAGAGGTAGTTCCATATTTAAATTCAGAAGTACTTATAGATAAAGTTGTGCCGGATGCCGCTGTCCATTTGTTTGCGTTGTCTAAAGAAGAAATAGAAACTAGGTTTACTTGGTTTCTACGTTCCCAAAAACAATCACTAGTTTTGTAATATTGGTTAGCGTTTGGATCATTTGGTATTGGAGCACCATTACCTTGGAAGTAATCAATAACTTCTGTTGATTCAGCTAATATTGCTCCATCAAAATAAAACACATCGCCAGCTACAGCATTATCTACATAGATAGATACCTTACACAGTGGGTTTCCGTAATCTGGGGTAGATACCGCAGCTACAGCAGATACTGATACTCGAGTTGCACTACTAGTTAGTGTCAACGGTTCGCTGTCTGCGTAATAAGGCTCAGATTTAAAGTATCTTCCATCAACGTCAGAAAGTACATTAGTTTGTTCTTCTTCTGTTTGTGGGGAAGAGAATTCAATTCTTGCTTTAGCTACCTTTGCTGTTCCACTTGCGTATATAGCAAAGTTATGCGGCGCTCCCGGAGTTACTGGAATCCAATCAGATATGAGGGCTACCCGGCCATTAGATAGTGCAGTAAGTTTTGCTACAGTGTTGCCAAAAATAGCTGAGTTTGTAGGTGCCGGGGTCACTTGGATTAATTCAGCGTTAAATGGTTCCCACCCAGTGGTATTTACGTCAAAACCTGGATTTGGTATTAAATTTTCTAAATCTGTTCTAATGTTTAATTTAACAAGTCTTGGATCTTCGTATACAAGGGCAGGCAACTTGCCACTAACGGTAATCTCACTAACCGGTAGCTCTCTAAATTGAAGCATGTCTATTACGTACTTATCTGCTCCAGCAGTTGGAGTAATAACTAGTGTTGGTTTAGCGTATACGGCGTTGCTTGGAGCAACTAAACCATCTTCTACTCCAGAAGAAGCAGATTTAAACTCTGACCAATACCCAGTAGTAGCACTTAAAGTTGGTCCGGAAACGCTTGTAGAGATAGAAACACCCGCGGTATCAAACCATTGAATTTTTGCAACCGCGATAAAATTATTTGTTATAGCTCTAATAAATCCTTTAAACATA